GACAGTTGGATGGGCCCTGCGCTACAAAGCGCTGTTACGTAAGTAACTTAATCCAGAGCTGTTGGGTTGTTGAATCAAGATTTTCCCAGTCAAGTTGAGTAAGGTCTTCATCATTGGCGCTGTCGGGATGCGTATCCCAGCTCCATTCATCTAGCCTTGCTTCTTCAACAGGAACATCTCCACCTCTCTTGAAACGTGCTTCACGGCCGCCCTCATAGTGTTGAAACACTAACTCTTCTTCTATGGCGACTTGATGCATTGGCGATATGCCCCATGCCTTGGCAAAAGATAACCTCTCCTCATCAGTTGGTTCCTTCCACATCTTGGCTTTCCACAATTCGCTGTCATCGACTCCATACCCTTCTCTTAAGCGAAATTGCAGATGTGCTGGGGTTTCAGAAGGCCCTGGGTGATCGGACAGCCATTTCCAATAAGGTTTCATGAGCGGCATGCCAGGATTGGCAATTAACTCGCAAGCAATGCTTGCCCTTAATATTGGTTGATGTTGGCTTTTGTCCACCACATAGGGTGATCTTCTGATTGTGTCAAGAATTTTGATTGGATTAGGGCAGAAGTATGGCCCCACTCGGCCCAAAACTACTCTGGATTGACAAAATTCAGCTTCACGGATGTCATCAACGACTTCTGCTTCTGTGACCATTCCGAATCTTAACATAAACTCTTGCACATTGTCAAGAGCAGCAAGATCAGATCGATTCACAACTATAACAGAATCATCTCCATCCAGCAAAATATTGCCTTTAACTCCAGAACTGCTCAACCACGCTGCAAGCATGCCGTAATTTAATACGGAGTTGCCGAGTGCGGTATTGCAATCACCACTCATCCTCTTCCCAACACACTTGTATTTGATCCCACCTTTGGTCTCCCCCACATTGATGAGCTGTTGCTTCAACAATTGTTTTAGAGAATAACTTTTATTGCTGTAGCACTTGTTATAAAACCTGTGCTCCTCCTTCAGCAATTCAACGTTAACGTGGGCATCAAATCGGGAGTGATCAGCGCAAATAAAAACTGGGTCTTCATAGCTTGTGGCCATCTTCATCAGGAGAACTGCTCGCCTTGCCTTGGTTAAACCTTTGGCACTCCATCTGAACCCGTTGTATTTGCTTTGATTGAAGCATCTATGCTCAATCTGCCATAAATATCTTGTTATTTCAGAGTTATAAGCTGTACTCCGATATTGTATGGCGCGATCCTCCTTGCCCGCAAGCTTCGTAACATCATGAAGCTCCAGCTTCTGCATGCATTTCACCTTTGAGTGAAAGGGCTGAAGCCCCAGGGTTTTAACCTCGTGCACGCCAGCTAAGAACCTGTGTTTAGCTCTTGCGGGTTTATTTTTAATGATATCCTTAATGGGGGTTTTGCTGCACACTCCGATTTCCGCATTAAGTTTGCGAAGCTCTTTTCGGAGAAGCCGCCAAGCCTTTGACCTCGTTTGTGCTTCCGGCGTCCGCTGCATATGACGATTAACCAATGTTCTCAACTCCTCACCTACAGTATGCTCGTGAAGTCCATGCTCCCTCAAGCCAAACGCCTCCTGGGCTAATTCAGCATTGAAGTTGCCAAAAACCGTGCCTGCACGGTTTTGGACCACCCGAGTTTTGTCGGTTGGGCAGTATGTGATCTTGGCCTTATCGTCAAGCGGTTTCGTCGGTGCGTCACAAGGCAGTACCTGGCAACTTAAAAACGCGGCTTGTCAGCGGGCTTATCCTGCCGACTCTTCTTCGCCTTTCCGGCTAAGCGACTGATTGCACCCTTGAAAGCATCAAACTTCCCGGTGTATTCGCCTCTGCCGAAATGGGCCTGCGTCTTCTTAGTGCTCGAACCCTGGGTGGTGTTAAATGCGCGCTTCTCCTCCTTGGTGATGCGCATAACAGCATTGACTGCTGGCTGAACCAATTCGTTCAAGTCAGCTTGTGTCCACCCATTGGTTAAGGTATCAAAACCCTCGACCCAACGGTTAGCCAAGGTTAGAATCCATTTAAGATCCTTATGGCTTCTGCTTGTGTAAGCAACCTTGTTGGTGAGGTGTGCAACGAGTTCGGCCATAACAGCTGGGTCACCCTTATGAGGCAACAGCTTCTTAACCAATCGTTGCTTGGTGCTCTCCGTTCCTGGCCTCAATGGGTCAAGAACTGGGTTGAACACCGAGGGATCGCGAGCAGTGACCATATAGAGCGGTTGCTTCTGCACCCTCCTTAGATTCTTGCCCGCTGCCGCGGCATATGATGTGACAGTTGTGGCCCTGGCAACTACTTCTTCTACATTAGCATCTGGTGCCATGGTAGAGAGCGCAGTGTCGATAGCCTTCTCTCCCTCCTCTGTCGCATCAGCGGCAGTGTTGATCGCAATGGATTGCGCAACATTGCTCTTTGCCTGATCCAAAGCTGAAGTGAAATTGGCGGCGATGTGTGGGTTCTTGGCAAGAAATGCCTTCCACTTCTTCCCACCGCGCTTGTGCTTCTTCTTCTGCTTCTCGGTTCCAATGTTGCCCAAATTTTCGAGAAAGTTGACCTGGTGTTGGTCTGACTTGCGCTGGGTCTTGATCGCTTCTTCTGCTGCGATTTCAGCCAACGCCGCTTCCTCTTCAATTTTACGGGCAGCCTGCTGGTTTAGGCGCTTGATCTCTTGTTGAGCTGCCTCTGTTCCATCAACGATGGGGGCAAACTCGCGAGCTTCATTGATGAGCTTATCCAACTCCTCAAAGATACGCTCAGCACTGAGATCTTCAACGCTTCCACTGTGGCTACTAACACTGGCGTGGGGCCTGTTCTTGCGAGGGGGCTTGTTCGGAGGCAATTTGCTGAATCCGAACATCAATGCCTCATAGAGGTCCCCCTGAGTTCCCACGACTTGCTGGGCAGCAAGTTTTTCTTCAAGGGTCTGCGCCAGCTCTAGGCTGGCCACGCACTCTTCCCCCTTTCTTGCCAGCTCTCGGGCTTGGTCAATCAGTGCATCGGCAACCTTCTTTGGTCCCACTGCATTGACTTCCTTCTGCTTGGCAGCCCACGCAGCATTATCTTCTTGCTGCTTTCTAAGAGATTGAAGGCGCTTGTTCTCCACCTCAATGGCAAGCTCTTCAGCTGCCAATTCCTGTTGCTGCTTTAGCAACAGTGAATGTGCAGCTTGTTCCCTCATCTCCTTTGCGTGCTCGGCAGCCTCGCGCTCTTTGCGCGCAGCTTCTCTAGCCGTTTCCTTAGCCGCTTCCTCAACAGCAACTAGCACGCGGGTGGAGTCAGTTTGCATCTCCTCCTTGCGGGCCCACACGCGCGGATGGCCGTGCAGTGCCTTAGCAATCTTACTCCACTTAACCGGACTGTATGATGGTTCAGCTGGCCAACTCCTTCGGTAGGTCAACTGACACAACAGATCGCGGTTTTCCTCAAGGAAAGGCAAGTCAATTGGGACTCCTCCATCACAAATGCAATGGGATTCCTTGAGGTCCTGGTTGTGTGGCATCATCACGGGGTTCTTCGTTGTAGCCACGACGATTCCACAGTCTTCGCAAATAAGCTTGCGCTGTTTCTTTCCGTCGCTGATCTCCAAGTTGTTCGACCCGCATGATGTGCATCCGTGGTAAATAATACCAGCACAATCCAGGCAGAAGAACACGCCAACGACATCGTGGTAAGTAAGCCACATCTGGGGGCTCAACTTGAATCCACTATTGTCATTTGACCTGAGGTTTTCAACTCCTCCGATCTTGACGTGAAAGTCTTCTGTTGTTGGCAAGGTTGGCAGGTTGACAGGCCTTGGTGTCACAACACTGGGGCTAGCACTCTGATTGGTGCTTTGGCCAGCGCCTTGGCGCTTCTCCTTGTTGTAATCATCCACACACTGCCTCCTGAAACCGAAGTCAATCTTCTCATTCGTGCCATCGGGCTTAGCTCTAGCATACTCTGCTCTGGCCTCAACCCACTTTGGCTCCTTGACTCCGTGCCACCTTGTCACTGGCTTTCCTTCACGTTCCTTGGTTGAGAACACTGCGCTGCGCACAAATGCTCGCCAAGTCACGTCTTGTGCCCCAGTGATTGGATAATCCCCAACCATTGCTGGTGCCTGCCAGTGATCGAACATAGCCATAACACCCCTAGCCGTAACATGGCCAGTTTCATGGGCGTTGAACCTGCGCAACAGCTCAGCGAAGTATTCGCGAATGGCCGTCTTAAGCACAAGATCAGTTTCCTGGTTATGTTCAATGCAAGCTTCGAGCATTTCAGTGAAAAGGACATCTGAGATGGCTTTCAACGCTGCTCCACGCTTGCTCGGGATTTGCTTCAACATCCAGCTGCTTGTTTGCCTAGCTGCCAACCCACTGGCTGGTTGCTTCTTGGCCTTCTTCACGCGCCGGTTTTCGGCTTCACGCTCTTCCCTGGTCATTTGTTGCCTGGGCTTACGTGCTGGTGTGCGTGGCGAAGGTGGTTGTTTAGCTGGGTTTTCCATGGCCGGTGTTTCGACCTTTGTTTCCCTGCCTGTTTGTTCAACCACATCAGCTGCCGGAGTGGGTGCGGGCTTGGCGGGCTTCTTCCCCTTTTTGCCTTTGCCCTTGGGTTCGGTGACGAAGTCCAGCAAATTGAATTGCTCCCGCTTCATGCCACTCTGCATTCCCCCTTCACCCAGAGTGGTTGTTCCGGGGCTATCTCCAACTGGGATAGCTCCACCACTCTTGATTGCTCCCTCTCCCATCTGCCTAGAAGCCAGCTGATCAGCAACTAGCCCAGTAGGCTTTGGTGCTTCGAAAACTGCTTCCTCCTCCTGAAATGCTCCTGCATCACCTTCTGAATTCATCAGATCTTCCTCACTGATGTCAGTATGCTTCCAAAACGGCGTCTCCTGGGGTGGGCCACCGCCCGAATGGTCATTGCCCTTATTTGGGGTAACCATGATGATTGAAACTCG